GGTCGTCATTACGGGTTAACTCCCCACTGTGCTAATTGTTTAAATACAAGATTAACGTCGATGCCTTCGCGTATAGCTGCACGCGCTTTAGCAATAAGCTCATCATCCGTCATACCCCCTGGCCGCTGCTGTATAATTTCTGGGGGCGCGCTTGTTGCGACGGGTGGCGTGGGAGTCGACGTCGGAGCCGGTAAATTTACACCGGGGACAAAGGACCATCCTTCGGGGGTCGTGGTGTATCGACCCTGCGACATAAGCTTAGACATCCCTTGTTGGAATTCGGCGGTTCCCGGCGTGTAGCCAAGATCAACAAGTCTCTTACCATATCCTGACAGAACCTTATTGCCACCGGTATATTCTTCAACGATAATCTTGTTGAGATCAGAAGCCGGGAGCATCGACAATTCTTCGCGCGTCTTTGGATCGGAAATACGCGACAGATATTGATTTTTGAGAGCGGAGGCTTGGGCGTCCTCTGCGGCCTGTTTCCGCAACTGCTCAATCTGCATCTTATTCTGTAGTTCGGTGGCCTTCTGCGCCTGAAGGTTCTGGATAACGTCCCCTGGGGTAAGCCCCGCACGCCGACCGCTGCGGGTCATGGACCGCATCAACTGACTAAGAGCGATCAGCTTATCGCTGGTCGATAGTTCGCCCGACAAATTGCCCCCCGCCACGTTCGAGAAACGATCAATAAGCGGCCTTTGGTCAACCGGCTGGCCCGCCCCTCCGCCGAACAACTGAGATAAAATACCAACCATCACTTACCCCTTAGAAAATGCTTCCCAACCCGCCAAGAAGTCCGACTACATTTGTAGCCGTCCCCAGAAAGCCATCGCCCGGATCGCGGGTTTGTGTCTGAGTTGACTGAACATTCGGCAGACCTGTCAAACCAGACTGAAGGATGCGAAGTTGCTCCACCGGATAACCGCGCTGTGCGAGGAAGTCCTCATACGCCACATTGAGGTTCTGCTGCGCCATCTGGCGTTGTGCTTCGCCCGTACCCAGGAGCATGGAAGAGTATAACTGCTGATTGCGAAGAGCCTGATCGCCATAGCCCGCAAGCGCCGCAGCCCCAGCAAGCTGCTGTGTAGGCATACCCTGTGCAAGCCCAGCGGCCTGCGTATATCCCTGCCCGTATAGGTCTGCCAGCGTCTGCGCGGTGTTAAGGTCTTCCTGCCCCGCTAGTTGAGCTTCGTAAACACCCCGGCGTTCGTTACCGAATGCGCCCCCTCTAGCCATCTCCGCCTGCCTTGCGGCGTCGCGCTCCGCGCGGGCCTGGGCAAGACGGGCCATCGTCGCGTCAATGACGTTCTGCTGATACGGCGACATGAAGCCTTGAACATTTTGCTGAAACTGTTCGGGGCCGTATCCTGCCGCGCGCTGTGCGGCTTGAGTCGCCTCGGCCAGTTGCGAAGACCCGACTTGGCCGGTCGCGGCTTGGCGCGCAATGTCAAATGCCTGAAGTTCGTCTGGGCGGAAACCAGCAATTCGCGGCCCCGGATATGGCTGGTAGGGAATACCGGCGACCTGCTGGGCGGCGGTGATGTTCTGCGCCAATGCCTGCTGAATAAACGGGTCCAGCGTATTTTGCTGAGTGACCGTGGAAGTCTGAGAGCCACCTGTAGACATTACTTATAGCTCCTTAGCCATAGTGGTGCATAGTTTCCTCGCGCCCCGTTGCGCTAATAGCCGCACCCAGCCATCCCTACCAGAAACCGTAACGGATTTACAGCCGATAGTTTTTGCGTATATTTCTACGGACTCTATCATATCCATAAGTTGTTGTAACTCCCCGCCCCCCAGAAACACATGAAACACGTTGCGGTTCGGATACGATAGTATTTCTGTTATGAGCGCGCCATTCTTTGCGGGCCATAGTTGGTATGTCCCGTTGGCTACGCCGCGCCGTATATCTTCTATATCGTGCGTATTGTTAGCGTATTTGAGAGCTTCTTCAAGCCACGGCGCGCACCGATCAAATTCCGCCAATTCCTGATCTGCAAGCATCATTGCTGCGCCTGTGATACATTAAGAACAACGGCGGGGGAGGCTGGAGCAAAAGCCGTTGCCGCTACAGTGTCTACTGTAACTGCCGTGTTGCTCGAAGCAAAGACTAACTCTACATACTCGTTTGCGGCCAAAGAGATTGTCTCTTGTACCGTGATTGGAACGTAGCCATTGTTAATATCCATCGTCACAAGGCGCGATGAATTAGCGATATCCGCACCGTTCTTGCGGAACCATACCCAGACGTTTTTGGCCGAGGAGTTACCGCTCGTAAGCTGGATCGTCACCGTGAAACTGTACAAGCCGGATTCCGGCACGACGATCCGAGATGCCGGGCTTCCGATGACGACGCCATTGCTGATCTCAGTGTTGTCGAAGGTCAGGGTATAAGCGGTATCAACCGCCGCTGGCGTCTGATCAGAGGTCTTGGTAAATTCACCATAATACTTCTGCTGTTCTATCGTGGGCCGCACGAACAACACGCCATTCGTGGCGTCAGATATAATACATACCCCAAGTGGGATGACGTTGTCCGGCGCAGTAGGTTTCGTTGCGGTAAGGGCGCCCGCAGTTGTAGGGTGTGCGTATAGAATATCGCCCGCTGTGAACGCGCTGGTGTCAACGTCGCGCACAAACCCCCATGTGCAGCAGTAACCCTTTTCACCGCTGTCCGGCAGGTCGTGCGTCATCACCCCTAAGATATTGAGGGTGGGCGACGAGCCATCCGCAAGATACGGAGACACAAGTAGTGCGGTAGATGTAGCTCCGGCAAAACCAACTACCGTTCCATTAGGAATTGTGGAGCCGGTCGTGTTACTTACGCGAGCATATTGCTCTTGGCCGATCTGCTGGACAACGCCGTAATCCATGCCAAGATCGAGTGTCTGATCGGTGTCGTTCCACGACAGACTACCCAGAGTCGGGGTGTGACTAAAATCCGTCAGGAAACTCGCGTCCCCGACTACAAGTTTCTGCGGCGGGTAGATCAATACATCGCTGCCGATCTTGTAATTCTTTGCGTCGGCGCGCTCGATGATCCCGTTGCGCTGCGCGTCCAGCGAAGGATCGTAGGCTTGTGGTGGATAAGGGAGTTTCACCTACGGCCCCCCGCGATGACATTGAGGCGCTGCGTCCCTACGCGCCAGTCAGACGGTGTGGCGTTTATCCGCATTTTCAACTGGCGTCCGTTGAAACGAACGGAGGTGGGGTTTGTAAGAGAATACGGCCCGTAAGTGCGTTCGGTCGCGTTGGGATAGTACTTCGAGATAAAGGTCAGCGTGACATCGCCCTGGTTCAATTCATCAGGAATTATCTCGTTGACGTACATTATGCGGTCGCCGTTTCCGATTTGAACCGGCCCGCTTTCGACAAACACACTGGCGTCGTCGTAGTTGAGGCCAAGTTCGTGATCGTAAAGCGAGCCATCTGCCGTCGCCATAACCGGGTTTTTGAACACACCGCTGTCCGTCCCGGCTGTGCGCGCCAATTCCCCGATGCTCCAGTAATTCGCTTTGTAATTCCAGAGAACGTAGCGGTCGTTCTCGTTGGAATTAGAAGACGGATATAACCACCACACTTCACTAAACTCGGATATGTTGACTGCGTAAACCTTACCGATCTGGTCGGTGTTCATATCGGAAAATACATAGTCCGAGACATCGCACGGAATGTCGCGCACATAACCATCGTAAATGTGGAAACTGTTCCGGCCCATCCATACGGCGAAGTTGTCGAGGCTAGCAATGCAATTCGGGCTAACAGCGCCGCAAGCGCGCCCCGCCTTCTCAAATGTATATACATACGGCTGGCCCACAAACGTAGCAATGTGGGCGTCGGTGTCTGTAACGAACAGTGTTTCGCCACGAACGCGCCGCGCCGTCATCAATTTGCCCGGTGTCTGAAGAAGCTGCGACCCGGCGTTGTTGGTGCTGGCTGCGGTCCATGTCGTGTTGTCTTCGATGTCGCTCCACGCCACTTTACGCGGGTTGCCATCCGCACCAAGGGCAAACAGTGCGCGCTCATTGGAGACGATAAGACCGGAGCAGCCGGTGGGCGCGTTGGCGATAGGCGCGGCAGGGACGCCAGACCCCAACTGCCATTCGTACAATTCACCGTCCGATGTAGCGCAGCCGACAAGATACTCGCCCCAAGTATCCAGCATCCATGTGTCGGGCGGAATGCTAATACCGGAGTCCGGTCTTGGCGTTCCGTAATATCCCTGGCCGTAGCTTCCGATGCCGAAACCGTTCGCCAACGTAGCGTCGGCGTTGCCGGTCACAAAGCCGGCCGGGGTGATGTCTTCAACTGTGTTGGACGAATCTATCGCGTACAACTTACTGTTTGTCCCAATACCGATCCATCTGGCCCCGGCATTGGTACGCCAAGCCAGCATACTCCGAGCAACGCCCGTGAGCGAGATCGCGTCATCTCGTTCCTGCCAACCACCAATGGGCGTAAGCACACCTTCCACCCACCGGACAAAGTTGGCGTCGTACCAACGTCCGGCGGAATCAAGTTCCGTCCCGTTACGAAACACACCTGGCGGTAATTTGAGCGGTTGAAGAGCCATAGAGTTACCCGTAAAAAAGATGCGGTTCTTATATCACTTATGCGCGCTTTTTACAGCCTCTGTCCATGCCTCAATGGCGAGGCGGTGTTTAACAGCGCAATCTGCATATTGGCTCAGGAGCATCGCTTCCCAGATGGCCCTTTCAGGATCAAGAAAGGGTGTGGGCAAAGCGCCCACCTCCTGACAGTCACTTGCTAGGTTTGCCGGTGGCGCTGGCATTGGCTGAAGCACGACTGCTTTCGAGCAGCCCGACAACAACAGGGTCAGCAACACAATCATCAGGCACAGCAGGACGATCTTTATAGATCGTGCGTATTTGCCCAGAGACATTGGTTCCCATGCGATAGACTTGATCCCGCTCGACCTCATAGGTTGAGGCTTGCCTGTCCATTTCATCTTGTATCTCCTGCCGCTGTTTCTCGGCCTTGGCGTATGCCTTCGCAACCGCAGCATCACACTGCCAGTCCCGCAGTTTATATCCAGCCAACCCGCCGATAGCTAATGCGCCCGCGGCAGCGTAAGCGAATAATGGGTTAAATGATATCACTGTCTGCGCCTCTGATCTTTCCCCATTCGCGCACTACAAAGGCTGAGGCGCAAGCGGTTATCATGGCAGCAAAACCCATAGGCTCTAGCGGCTCACCATTCACAAGAGGCAACCAGATGGCGTTGACCAACACGCCAACAGCAATCCCGACACAAGTAACAGGCCGCCACCATACACGAATGACATTGCGAAGCGCCTTTTCTGCTTTGATCAGTTTTTCGGCCATTGAGCTTCCTTCAGCATACGATGAGCGTTAACAGTGACAGCAGCAACACGGCGCAGCCAGCCCCGGCCAAATGTCTTGAAGGTCCGCAGCTTCTGGTAGTAGGCGTTCCGCATGGCTTGATAGCGATCAATCGGGTGCGCGTGTCCGTGGGTGCGTATATACTGCTGCATCTGTTTCAAGGTGGTAGGACCAATTTGCCCGTCTGGCTTTGCGCCCACCATCATTTGCAGATATTTAATAGCCCGCCTCGGCCCAGCATTAACGGCGAAATCAAACACGCATAGATCAAGACCGACTGGCAGGTCATCGCCTTTGACGACTTTCCAATAGCGAACAAAGTAGAGAGCACGGACATGGCTAATGTTCAGGTTTCGCATCACCTGCTCGCTAACAGGATGCCCAACCCAGTCTTCATAGGTGGCCTTTGTCACGCCAAGATTAGTCATTCCGCCGGGATCAGCTGGGTGATTGACGTAGCCGCCTTCGTGCTTCAGCACTTCCACCAGGCATTTGTCGAAGTTGCCTTGCATAGTTCACCGCCCGGGCTTGTCCTGCTTTCCGTCCAGCCGATCCATGATGCGTTCAAAGTGCTGGTCTAGCAAAATCTTCAACTCTTTAATCGTGCTTTTATAATCTTCCTTGAAGACATATTTCTCAGGCATATTGCGGACATCTTGGTCCAGCCTGTCAAGCGACTTGGTAATGCGGCCAAGAACCCAACCGCCAAGCGATGCAGCGATGGTCACCGCAAGGTTAAACAGCATTTGATAATCCATCACTTGCTCCAACGCACCAGAATTACCACAGTTTCATAAGGATGACGGTTTTCCCGCCAACATCAAAGTATGTCAGATCATCCTCGGTAGCGCCGTAAATGATTTTAGCGGACGGCAAAGTCAGGCTTTCGGGGAAGAAATACATTCCGCCAGAGGTAGCGCCCTCGGAAGCGGCAAAGTCCTTGATCGTTTGAAACCATGCTGGGTCGTGGATGTAACTGCGCGATCCGTTAGCGTCATCACGCATCAGTGCGTAGGTCACGATGTATTGCCCATCCCGGATAAAACCGAAAAGCGCCGCAACGGTGACGCCATCTACATCAACCTTGAAGCTGGCGGTGCCGTGTGTCGCCCACACCGAGTTAAGGATCCCAAGTACGTGCGCCCGCTTATCCGCGTCGGTTTCTACACCGGCAGGCCAAAACCCCGGCTCCATATCCACGACAGGGGTCGTCCCGGCCAGGAGGCCGTCAAAATCGAAGTCGTCCAGACCGGTCAATTTAGCCCATGCCATCATGAAAACGTACAAACCTTTGTAGCTCCGACAGTAGTGCCGAAGGGGTTAGATGCGGTCCAAGTCCATATAGTGTTTGTGCTATTGGAAAAGCTGGCCGACGCACGAGTAAAACTCGTTCCACCTATATCCAAAGTGGTCCACCCGCTATTTGAGTATACTCCACTAAGGGCAAAACTGACCGCACCAGAGCTAGTGAGGTAGTAAAGCCCTATAATAGTCGCCCCGGATAAAGGATTGAACGTGCCGTCCACGATTGAGCCAAATGCGGGAGATGCCGCATATCCCCAGTATGTAATTCCCTTGACGACATACGTCCCAACGGTGACAGTCTGCGTATCCAAAGAAGCCTGCGTTCCGTAGAAATTACGGATGCCGATTTCGCCGCTGGATGGGACCGCCC